TAATAGCGCCAATTCCGTCTAAAAATCCGCGCTCGATGGCTTGCGCAAGCGTTGCGCTGACTTCATCGCCAAAGGTTTTTTCAAGAAAGGTTTGCAGCTTGCCCGCAAATCCATCTAGCCTTCCGGCAGTATCAAATAATTCACCTGCCAGGCGGGCTACTTCTTCGCGCATTCCGGCCGTTGCTTCTTCGCCTTGTCTTGATAATTCGTTTGCAATGAAAAGATTGCGCTGATATTCAGCCAATGCGTCGCCGGAAAGGTTACGCATATTGATTTCGTCTTGCAGGTTTCTAACGGTTGCCGCGTAAATGTCTTGGGCTTGTTCAATTCCTTTGTTTAAATCCTGTTGCGGCCGCAGTGCATCTTGCAGTTCATCTTTAAACACACCAATGGCCGCTGCATATTCCGCAACGCCCAGTGCGCCTTTTTGGTAAAGCTCCAATGCCTCAGCGGCAGAGCGGTTAAATTCAAGGGCTGCAGTAGCGGTGGGCCCTGCAAGTTGGGCTGATAGCGTTGTGACGCGTTCGCGGAAGCGGTCAAGTTGATCGGCTAGTTTCTTGGCTTCACGGGCGGCGGCTTCTGAATCAACCCCTATCTGCTCAATATCACCGCCTTCGTTAAGGTTTTCCAGGCGCTTATTAAGCTCTACGGCAGCCGTGCCCAGCTTTTCTTTTTCGGCTTTTAGCTGCGCTATTTTGTCAAGAATGCCGCGATCGGTTAATGCGCTAAGCGGGTCCTGCGATTCAAGGCCAATCAGCTGAAGACCTAGCAAATCAACCTCGTTATTGATCTCAGCAATGCGGCCGGCTACGGCAAACAGATCATCTTGAAGTTGCTTAGTTTGAAACCCAGCGGAACCGCTGAGGATAGAATTTAGACGCAGTTCGAACTCGTCAAGCTCTGGTATGGATTCGGCCACGGCATCTTTAACGGATAGATATGCCAAGCCGAGCGATCCTAAAATTGCAATGGCAATACCGATCGGACCAGTCGCGATAGAAACAGCACGGCCAAAGGTTGCAACACCTACCGCCGCCGCTTTGCTGGCGCCACTCAACTGCAATTTGGCAACAGTGAGCCTTGCCACTCGAACTTCAGCAATCAACATCGCAGCTGTGGCTTTGGTCAGTGCGGCTGTAAAGCCAACCCCTAGGACGATACCAACCGCTTTAGCAGCAGTGGCAATATCTTTAAGCAATTCGGCCAATAAGCGCTGACCTGATTCGCTATTGGCGAGAAAATCAACATACTCTGAAAGCGGCCCAACCAGGTCTGAGAAAATAGCAAACCCAACTGCTTGGGCTTGTTTTTTCAACACGTTCAGAGAATCGTTAAATACCTCTGCAGCTTTAGTGGCATCGCTTGATAAAACCGCGCCGGTGCTAATTAACTGCGCTTCAAGACGTTCAATCCCTTCAGTGCCTTCCAAAAGCAGTGGTACTATTTCACGGCCAGCACGGCCAAAGATTTCGAGCGCTGTTGCTGTGCGTATCGTCGGGTCTTCAATTTCCCCAATTGCTTGTCCCACCAATTTGAACTGGCGTTCAGGTGATAAGCCCTGCAGGTCTTTAACTTGGATGCCCACGCGCTCAAATGCCCGCACGTAAGTCGAGAGGCCATCGGACGCCCCTTGGACATTCCGCTGAAGCTGTTGAATTCCTTTAACCAGGACTTCCATTTCAATGCCAGATTGCTCTGCGGCGAAGCCTAATGTTTGGACGCTTTCAGCCGTTAAGCCTGTCGAAGTTGCGAGTTTTTGAATCCTGTCGGCTTCATCTGCCAGCGATTTAAAGCCGCGCGCAGCAACGGCAATACCCGCTACGGATATAGCGCCTAATGCAACTGAAAGATTGCGGACTCTGGCGGTGGCTTTATCAAGGTCCATTTGCGCAAACCTAAGCTCGCGCGAAACTTTGGCCATTTCTTTCTTTGCGCTTTTCTGAACGCGCTGCATGTCGCGCTCAAACCCAGCCGCATTCGCAGCAATGTCCAGCACTAAACGGCCAAGGGATACTGTCATTCGGGTTTCCTAGTGTTTACGGCAAAACCAGCGGCTTTAAATTCGCGAATCATCATCTCGATGTCAGTTTCTTTTTCAAGTTCGACCGCTTTGTTTTTTTCAAGCCAAAGGTCAGGCATCATGAGCCCGCTAGGCTCCATTGGTTTTTGACCTTTGCTACGGTGTAAATTGGCTGTCAATGCGGTTAGATGGGCGCTAATGCGTTCAACGCGCTGGCCATCTGTCGGTTCGTATGAATACCAGGCTTTCCAGTAATTCAACTCCCAAGCGGGGTACTCTGAAAGCACGTATGAAAGCGGCTTGCCATCTTTGACAGCAAGCCGCATACATAGCCGGAGGCTTTCAGAGCTTAGGAGTTTTTTTCCGCTTCCTCAGCGGATTCTTCGGGGTCTGCCTTTTGCGCTTCTGCGTAGATGGCGTCGATTAACTCAGCCGGCAGTTCATCAAACTCAGTACGATTGGCATATTTACGCTTGCCTTTGCCATCTGACCAGCGCAGAAATACATACAGCTGGGTGTAGCTCACCCACGCAATAAACTGCTCTTTGGTTAAAACCCGCTGTGCGGTTTCTTTTAAATCTTCATCGTCATTGGCTGCGCTTTGTACATTTTTTGACGCTGAGATCAGCTCACCTTGAACAGCGGCCAGTTTTACTTTGTCGCCAGCGGAGAGGCCGCGTAAGAACACGGCCTCTTTGTCAACTTCAAGATCAACCAGCTTTACAACTTCAGCTTTCGTTGAAAATTTACGCATGTTAAGCCACCGGTGTAATTGTGATGGCGCCAGATACGCGCAATGAAACAGTGGCGCGCCAAATGTTATCAGTCTCCGAATCTTTCTGGAACTGAAGCACACCTGCAGAGAAGTCTAACGTGGTGCGGTCTGTTGGAATGGTGTAAGAGCCGCCCGAAAAGGTTGGCGCTGTGGCGGCTTCTGCACCGGCAACTAAAAATCGGACGTTAGCACCACCAAACAGCTCTTCAAGCTTAACTTGGCTGGCTTCATCAGGCTCCCATTTCAAATTTAAAGAAATGCTGCCGTTGTCTTTCAAGCCCGGTAAAAATTCACGAGCAACGGAATCAAGATCAGTAATATCAATTTCACCGGCCGTGCCACCAACGCCGCTAAAGCCGGTAATACCAACGATCTTGATAACCTCGCTGCCGGTATCTGCTGCATCCAAGATATAAAAATCAGTGCCTTGTGTTTTAAGTTCTGCCATGTCAATTTCCTTTTAAAAACCCGTAAACGGGCGATGTGGTTTTAATTAATTTTGTGCTTTTCGTGCGATTGTTTCGATTTGTTTTTCAACATCAGCTGCAATTCTTTCGATGCTGCCGCTCCCCACCTGATCAATGACCGGGCGAAGGAATGGTTTGGCACTTTGCTTGATTGTTCCAAGCTCTACAAATGCACCCCAATAGGCTTTTTGCTCATAGCCTATGAAGTGACGAAGATCAAAGCCATCGCGGGACGGTTCAGCGTCTAGCTTGACTTTGATGCTTTGACCCAAGCGCAGGCCCTTTGGGGCATTCTTGGGTAAGTTTCCGGGGCCTCGGCCTGATAGATTTGCGGCGGCTTGATCGCGCCAGGCATTCGCCTCTTTTCGCATGGCCTTTAGCAAAGGCCCACCGCCCTTAGATACCAACTCACGCGGCAGGCTGTCTATTTTTTTCAAAAATTGCTGCAGGGTGATATCAGCCATGAATGATCAACCTTCCGATCTTGGCAGCCAGTACGAAATATCAAACGAATAGCGATAGGTATCAGTAGCCGGGTCAAACTGACCGGCGATGGTGTAGACGACAATGTAAGACACAGTTTCGACCGCATCGCGCACAGCATTGAACGCAGTGCGCGCCGTTAGCAGCAAATCAGAATAGATGTCGATCTGTACGCGCACGTTGTCCATTTCTGGCGCTTCTGACAGCATGTTGTTAGGTGCGCCGCTCACTGTCTGATAAACAGCGTATGGGTACGTTACCGGCAATGCTTGTGGATAGCGCGATAAAAAGAACCGGGTAGGATCGCTACCTAAAACGTCAGTAACCGCTGTGGTGTTTTCCATTAAAGCAACCAGCGGCGGGATCATTGCAAGTTATCCATCGTTTACGCCTTTCGTGCAGGTGAGCAACATAAATTCATTTCGCCGGATGATGCTTTTTTCGATACTGGTAATGTCGTAATAGTCAGAATCAAACAGGACGCGCATGGTCGTGTTGATTCCAGGCAAGTGTCGAATCGTTACGGTAAAGGTCTGAACTTCACGCAATTGGGCAGCCACCACCTTTTCGGCGCCGCGCGTGGGGGCAAATTCAGACCAGACCGAATCAAATTCAGTCCAGCTTTCTATTTCAGAGTTGTACTGGTCAAATGTGATGCTTACTTGCTGTATTTCGATCCAGTCTTTTAAACGGCCTGAGTCCATCAGAACCGGACAACTCGAAATGGAGCTAATATTGACTCAAGCCCCATTGGCAGAGTTTTTACATCTGCAATTGTGCTTGCTGATCTGTTTTCGTATAAATGGCCAGCAAGCCATTGGATCGCCTGGCGAATTGGCGCAGGCAGAAAGCCAGCAAAGTGCGTGCCGGTGCCGGCTGTCGTGATTGTGACTCCCTGCAATTCGATGTACGTTGCCGTAACCTCTGTGATGGTATAACTGCCCTGCACTAGGCCGGCAGGTAATGCCCCGCCGCTGTTCCAGAGATAAATCGAATCACCAACCTTGGCGCCGGTTTTTTGTACAGCCAGCCGGTTGTTTTGTACATCCGCAGTAAATGGCGTTGAATAGCCAGCGTAGTAGTCAACCTGAACTGAGTTTGGCCGCGATTCTGCCAGTGGCCAGTTCTGCCCATCTTTAGGAGTGATGCGCCCGCGCTCACCCTCCTTAGCAACATCATAAACCGCAACATCAACCAGCGTTTCGACTTCGTTTTGGTTAATGTACCGAATACTATCAACTTCAAGCAATGGCGAATTCGGCGGGGTAATCGTAGAGTAAAAACAGTCCAACACCGTCCGGCGCTTTTGATTAATTATTGAACGGCTTAAAATAGTTTCAACCTGCTCGGTAGCAGCCTCGATATAAATTTGCACAAGGCTATCTTCTGCATTAGTAGTGATCCGTGACTGGGCCTTTGCCTCAGACACGCTCACAGGATAGGCAGCGGGGGGAATGAGCAGGATATCGTTCACTTAGGTGCAACCGCCTTTTCTTTGGCCGTTGCTTTAGCTGGCTTTTTGGCCGGTTCTTTGGCCGTAGTCTCAACAGCCGCGCCGCGATTGATAAAGTGCGCCGCTGTGCCTTCGTTGCATTTTAAGACATCACCAATCTCGTAATGTGTACCAATGCCGTCTTTTACGGTGTAACTTTTAATAAATTGAATAAACATAATTGCTCCAAAAAAAACGGGGCCACTAGAATGGCCCCGCAGTTAGTTTGCTAATTAACCAATACGGCCGGTTAAGCGATCACCGCAACTGATCCAGCGTTTAAATCTGACGCGGGGTAGTGCATAGGCGAAAAGCCCAGCAGCAAGCCAGCGGCATCTGATGTCGCTGCTCCAACCGCAAACGTCAGCCGGATGTGGCTGAAGTTATTGGCTAGATCAAGCTGTTGATTGCGCACGTTGATTTCAATTTGCTTGTCTGATTCATCAACTTGGGTTGCAACAATCAAATCTTTCACGCCAGTACCGGACGCATCTTGCGCCTGTTCAACCTTGGCATCAATCGTCGCGCTAGTTCCAAGCGTTCCGGCCATTACGATTGCCAAGAAACGATCAAAGTTTCCAGCATCTACCCAAGCGGTCGAAACCGCTCCGGCCGCCGTCACGTCGGGGTCGATTACGCCCAGTATTGCTACTGCTTCTGTTGGATTCATATTCATTGTCAAATCTCCTTAGGCGCGTTCGGCCAGTGTGACAAATGGTGAGAGAGTGTTTGCGCCGGCGCGCGGCTGAATTGGAGCGGCAAGCCACGGATGGCCACCCACGCGAAGGATAAACCGGAAGGCCATTGCGTTAGCGTCAAAATACAGGTGCATTGAGGTATCAACCTTTACGCCGCCTTGCTTGACTACCGTTGCGTACTGGCTCATATCAACCAGGGTTAAATCGCCAACATCGCCCAGCGTTTCACACGCTTGATGGTAGACAATTGGCCGACCTTTTAAGCGATCATACGGGGCAGATGACAAGCCGCCAGTTGGAATAAACAGCGGAGCTGGGCTGTCGGTTCCAACAAACGACAAGTCTTCAAGCTGGGCCATGATGTCCTGATTCGCCAGCCATACAGCGTTGGACAAATTAGCGGCTGGGAAGCGCTGATACATCTTGTTGATGTTTTCGCGCACGATGGTATCAGCCGCCTGACCGCTTTCTTTCGCAACGGTGATTAAAGCGCCAGCATTCAAAATACCCAGCGGACGACCTACACCGTCACCCGCAAAGATTGCGCGATCAACTGCAAAGCTGACCTTGGACGGCGCACGGCGGCGCAAATAAGCATCCATCGCGGGGGCATCTTCAAGCAAATCGTCAGACACCGCAACTAGAGATGTGATCTTGCGCGCATTCCATTCAGCTAGTTTCAGCTGTGGCTTGCTTGCACTTAACAGCGAGACTTCATCTTCCCAAGCGGTGGTAATGCCGCCCGATGTTTGCCAGTCGGTGGTTTCATCAATTGGCATTTTCAGCGAATTGCCAGAGATCGGTATTTGATCAGTCATGCCAAACAGTGATGTTTCAGAGTTTACCGCCTGCATGATTTCAGTGCGGTATTCAGCAGGCACTAAAAACCCGCCATCCGAACCGACTGACTCATTACCGTACGTGCCAGGCAGGGCCGCATTAATCAGCAAGCGCTCATCAATGTTGGAACCTGGACGCGTTGCAGCCGCTACACACGCAGTTGCAAAATCACCAAAGCCTTTAAAACCAGCGGTGGGATCATCGCGCTTGCGATCATGGCCGCCCGTAATTTGACCAACTGGCTGATCTTCGTCAGCTGGCACAACTACCGATGCGGCATCGATGGTTTTTTGGCTTTCAATGCGAGAGTTGAGAGTTTCGATCTGTGCGACATGTTCAGCGTGTTGCTCGCTTTCATCGTCAGTCAGATCACGATTGTCTTCAGCGATGGCCTGCGATGTAATCGCTTTGGCCGCTTTGACAGCACTTTCGCGGCGTTTCAGTAACGCCCGTAATTCTGGAGTCATAGTTATTTCCTTTTTTCATGCACAAAAAAACCCGCAATTGCGGGCTAGTGTGCGATTAGGTTAATTGGTTTAGCTTACTTCTAACAATCGCACCTCGGCTTGCATTCTTCGGCGTGGCGATTGCGCCCGTTTCGATGATGTGAGCCGAGA